TCAGAGGACGCCCCGCCGTCGAATCGAAGTTGTTCATTGGGTGCTTTCCAACGAGATGAACTGCGGGAGAATGAGCTTGAGCTGTTCCGCCGCCATCCGGTTCGCCATCGCCGTCGCGATTTTGTCGGCGTCCTGCTGTGAGATGATGCTGCTGCCGGTTCCGGCCCCGATGCCCGTCAGCCCATCCTGAGTCAGCGACACCGTTAGGGACGAGTTGAACACGGGAATTTCGTCGCCAAACTCCGCCAGCGCCGCGTCCAACGAATCCTCAGAGGACGCCCCGCCGTCGAATCGAACGTAGTTGTTCTCGGTCTCGTCCTCCTCGCACCGGCCGCTGTCGTCAGTGTTGAGCGGGGGCTCCGCGTAACCGATGATTCCTCGGATGGCCCCCGGGCCGCTGCCGACCACGATAATCTGGAAGCTGTCGTCGATGAAATCCAGCCGCTCCGACTCGACGGCACACGCCGAGAGGGTCTCCTCCGCGATGATGGCCTTGCCGTCTTGCGTGCGGAGATACCGGGACTGTTTCTTGAGCCCCACGAGTTCCTGCCCGGGGAGGATTTCGTGGTCGTGGATGAACGTGTCGGTGTTGGCGAGGATGCGCTTCGTCATCACCCGCTTGTATTTTCCCTTGTGCGACCCCGCCCAGAAGACCGCGCAGTCGAAGACGCCCGAGAGTTCCGTCTGGAAAATGTCCGCGTATCGGAACTGCTTGAACTTCCCCGGGGACTCGAACGAGTAGGCGCGAGACTCGGCCCACCAAGTAATCGGACACCCGTTGTCCAGCCGGTCCGGCATGAACGCTTCCCACAGGCGGTTCACTCCGTCGTAATCGACGCTGATGTAGAACGCCCGGTTCTGCGAGTCAAATTCTCCGGTCAGCCACTCGACCGGACGAGTCCCGGTCCAGAACGAATTGAAGGCGGGCTTCTGCTGGGTCCTGCCCGGGTCCACGGTGAAGTCAAGGCACCACGTATGGCGGTTGAAAACGTCGGCGTAGGGGACGCTGCACAGAAAATAGTTCTCGAAGCTGCAACACGCCACGCCCCACGTTTCTTGCGAGACCCGGCCTTTGCTGTCCTGCATCGGCGCGTCCACGTAGGGGAGCGTCGAGGAGATGTATCCGCTAGCGGCGGCGTCGAGGGAAATCAATCCCTGCTCGCAATACCACCAGAGCAGGCCGTAGTGGGCTCGCACCGACCGCTGGGACACGCAGCCGATTTTCGGGAAGACTTCCTTCTGGAAGTTCGGCGTCGTCGGCCACGTCGAGCGGTCGCGGATACTCGCGAGGAGCTGACTCGTTGTCGTGCGGGTGAAGACGAGCAACTGGGCATTGTCAACCGCGAGGGTGCGGGCGAGTGCCGTAATCTCTTGGGCGAAAATGAAGAACCCGACGCCCGCGATGTAGAGGGACTCCGTGAAGGAGACCGGGTTCCCGATGTCGCTCGCGTAGAGCGCCGTGCCGCGCGCGACCCAAAGTCGGTCGGCCACCCACTCCATCGGACCCCCGAGAGGGACGCTGCCCGACCCCTGCGAGTAGGTCGCCGAGGTGCCGTCGAACAAGATGGGGCTCGTGCTTCCGCCATCCTGAATAATGAGGATGGACTTGGGGTTGATGAAGGTCAGAGAACCGTCGGGGTTCAACTCCACCGACTGCTCGACCTGCTTGAAAAAAAGCTGCTGGGCCGTCGCTGAATAGACCCCGCCCGGAAGAGCGGTGGCGGTGTCGAAGGGGGCCTGCGAGGTGTAGAGCTGGCCCTCGACGCCGAGGACCAAGGTTTCCACGCCGCGCTTGGGGCGGAACACCGAGAAGCCCTGAAGCCGGCCAGCCGGCAAGGCGAGCAGACAGCGATACCCCGGCCGGCACTGGATGATGCCGCCCCGGTTCACGACGTTCATGCCCCGGGAGTAGTAGCCGGGGACGAGCCCCGTCGGGTCCGTGGAGCTGTCCTGCCCGAGGGGGAACAGCAAATCACCATCCTGGAGTTTCCGGCTCAATCCAAATCCTCCCCACAACGAAGTTTGATAGAGCTTCTGTCCTCGACCTGTATTGGAGAGTTGATGGGGGCCGTGAGCACGTTCTCCCGCTCCGTCAGGAGCCGGGTGGCCTGCGCCTCGAATTGCACGGCGGTCCCGAGGTCGGCCTCGCGATACTTCTTGAGCGCGTGCATGGCGAGAAGCAACGCCGGCCGGGAGTGCAGAAGAATCCGGCTGCCCTGCGACGTGAGTTCGAGGCTCCGCTTGCGATACATGATGCGGACCCACGGGCTGCTGTGGTTCAGCCGAATTCGGCGATACTGCGGCTGCGTCTCGTCGGACTCAAAAATTCCGAGCAGAGTTCCCGTGAACGTCGAGTTGTCGAAGCTGGACAACCGGATGTTGGCGACGGTGGGGGACTTCACGATGCCCGTGATGCGGGACACGAGCGGGTCGGAGGAGGCCGGCAGCGCGTAGTTGAAAATCGTGGGGACGAGGAGGCCGTCGGACCACACCCCGTTGGCGTTCGTTCGCAGCGGCCGATTCTGTTCGTCGAAACCGAACACGCGGAGTTCAGCCCCCTCGTCCTCTTGATTCTCCACGAAGGCGACGAGCTTGACGGGGCACTGGATGTCCCGGTAGGTGAAAAAGTTCCCCTCATTGACCCACGAGTAGTCGCAAGAGCCGCAGTCCTCGCCGGGGCCGTTGAGGTGGAACGAAAACTGTTCGTCCCGGCCGCGTGTGGGCCGGCCGCAGATGTTGACGGCGAGCACAGTCTCCACCTCGCGCGGGAGCGTGACGCACCGGCCGTGGACGCAGATGTCCACGAGCCCAACGAGCGGGTCCACCTCGCCCTTGTTCGCAAGAAGTTGGACGGCGTCGGTAATCCACCGAAGCAGTTTCTTCGCCTCGCAGTGGCCGAAGATTTCCTTCGCCTCGTCGTAGATGTCGCTCACGAGAATCATCAGTCAGCCTCCCCCTCGGCAAGGTCTTCAATCTCGCGGCGAAGTTTGTCGAGCCGGTCCCCGCGAGTTTCATCGCGCACGGACTTGTTGGCTTCGACGGAAACAATCTTAGTGATGTCCAGCGTGACGCAGCACGAAATTTTTCCGTCCTCGTCGCGCGTCACCTCGGAGACCCGCTTGAAGTTCACGGTCATCGTGCCCGACTCCGGGATGTCGAAGGACTTGTCCGAGTCCAGATACAGTTGGGGGTAGTGGACCGGCTCCTCCTCCTTCAGGTTGTCGGGGATTGCGTTGAGGACGCTCGGGGGGCGCATTTTCTTTCCGAGGTCGAGGGGCATATAGTCGTGCATCGTAGTGGGGGTTAGAGGGAGTTCCAGCCTGCGCCCCATAACAGGGACAGCCGCTCGAAATACCGTTGGTAGTTGTGCTTCAGATTGTGCATCGAATACCGGCGCTCGGCCCGCGCGGCGATGTAGGCGCAGTCCAGTTTGGGGGCCAGCGCGGTCGCTCGAACAAACTCGCCGAGGTAGGAGCATCGGTAGCCCGTCTTGCCCTGCTCGATGGTCTCCACGAACCCGCCGAAGTCGGTGGCGATTACCGGCGTCCCCGACAACTGAGCCTCGATGGCGACGCAGTTAAAAGGCTCAACATACTGCGTCGGACAGAACGCCACGCTCGCCCGGGAGAGCCAATCGTTCCGCTCGACTGCGTCAAGCGCCCCGAGATACTCCGCGCCGTGCGTCACGAGTGACGTGTCCCCGTGGCCGATAACCTTGAGCGGAACGCCGGCAGCGGCGGCCGCTTGGCAGGCGATGCCGATGCCCTTGCGTGGAATCAGCCGGCCGCAGTAGAGGGCAAAAGGCTCCTTCTCCGTCCGGACAGTGAACTCGGCGGGGTCGAAAAAGACGGGGATGACCGTGTCAAAAAACCGTCCGTCGGTGATGTTCTGGACTCCGTAGGTGCGGTGCATCCACGCGGAGGACTCGAACACCCGGGCCGCGCTGAAGCTCCCCTCGTAGCCGATGGAGTATTCCACCGTGAGCAAATCGGGGTGCGCGTCGGCCACGCATTTTTGCGAGCCCCCACCAATGAGGCAAATGAGGTCCCGGGGCTGCTTGCGCTTCTCGATTTCCTTAATCGTCCGGGCGTTGGAAAGCTGCCAGATGGGGGACCACGCCTCAATGTAGGCGTATTGATAGGGGGTCCCGTTGACGCCGAGCAGGGTCTCGATTTCTTCCTTCCGGATGACCGTCACCAGCTCGTCGCAGGGCGCTTCGTTCTCCTCACTGGCGTAAAGGATGACCGTGTGCCCGAGGTCCTTCATCATCCGGGCAAAACGGATGGTGGCTTGAGAAAAGCCATCCAGCGAGTAGGCGCGGGTGGTCTGGGCGTTCGGGAGCGCGAGGAGGTGAATCCGGAACTTCATGCGTTGTATTTGAATCCGGGAGGAAGAATAAGTGGGCCGGCGGCGAGAGCTGCGGCCTTCTGGGGGTCAACGGTGTCC